CACCTACGCGGGTTCCGTTCAACTTGCTGGGTCTACCCAACAAGGTGAATGGTTATCCCTTTACCTCCCCTACAAAACAGTCCTCCGTCATATGAAACTCACCCCATCCTCAGTTGAGGCCTACCCCGGGAGTGCCAATCTCTACGCCAGTAACGATAACTCAAATTGGGTAGAGTTGAAACATTGGGAAGATGTCGTTCCCTCCTCAGTTTCAGACACCCAAACAGTTGTCGTTAACGCACCAGCGTCCTATAGGAGATTCGCTATAGTGACAACCAAGGTCTCTGGGAATAACGCCAACGTCGCCCTCTCAGATTGGCAACTCTTCACGGAATCCTTCACCGTCGACGGGGGGAAGGTCATACAAGCCATACCAACCCTAACTGGGGGTGAAACTATATTTGAACAGGTGAGCCCCCATGAAAGAACCCAAGTCGTCCAAACGTACCCCAAACTCAAAAAATATCCAGATATTTTATTACGGGGTTCAGATTTTCAGGGACACGTCGTGACATCAAGTAGTTCAGCGTTTTCAGAAACACATTTTGGAAATTTTAGAGCATTTAATGGACGTGTTGATGCTGATATGGGGTGGATGGCGGGTTATGGACAGGCTGACGCTTGGACTACCGCTCTATATAATGGTGGTGGTGGGCTCTACTCATACACCCCAGCTGCATCTATCGCTGGTGAAACTGGGGAATGGTTGAAACTCAAACTACCCAAAAAAATTATTCTCGATCATGTCAAAATTATACCGCGACAAGAGAGCTCTGGAACCCATGCACCCTCCACATTCAAAATATTTGGTTCCAACGATGATTCTACTTGGGTTGAATTAATTAGTGAAACTGGGGTCATACCAGCATACAATTATGGTTCAACATACTCACCAACATCTACTTTGACCACAGCCTATAATTACTATGTAATTTCAGTTCAAAAGACTGTGAGTGATACAGAGCTCTGTATAGCAGAACTTGAATATTATGGTAGAGAAGAAACAGTTATCAACTCGATTACCACCACCGGTGATACATCCGTAGATACAGTAATTAAATCTGTATTCAATACACCCGCGACAACAGGTCTCTCTCTCTACCTCGACGGAAATCAAGGTTCTACAGCGACCGACCTCGTCAGTGGTTCTACCCTAACAGTGACGGAAAATAACACCACCTACGACGACACCGATAAAAGTTGGGTGCTCGATGGCTCTACGGAAAGTAATATACATTCTACCGCAATTAGCCTTACCACAAATGTGCACTCTGTGTCTATGTGGTTAAACGCATCAAACTTACATACAAATGTGGAGACCAACTCTCTATTTGTTATAGGCACGGAAACACCAGAAGGTAACACCTGCTCCAAAATTTCCACAACACGGAACCAACTTTTAGCATGGAAGAAACCATTAAGCGAAGATCACGTTCTAACCTCAAACACATGGCATCACCTCGTGTATGCATATGGGGGTGAGGGTAAATATAAAACTGCATACCTAGATGGCCGTCAAATTGGAACAGAGTACATCTACAAAACTGAACGCGTCAGGGAATATCCAGAATTTGTGATAAATGCCGTGATACAAGAGCAACATGAAGTGACGAGCAGTTCTATCAATAGTGCTAGTTACCAACAATGGGATGCATTTGATAAACGTCAATATGGGGGCGCCGCGAACGAAGGTTGGATAACTGGGAACCATTATACAAATGGACAACATAACGCAGATAGAAGTTCCTATGGTTTAGGCGGGGTTACAGGTGAATGGTTAAAACTTAAATTTCCGTACCGCATTCGTATGGAATCATATGATATGATACCACGTTCTAGTCAGGTGGAGCGTTTACCTTTAAACTATACTATACTCGGGAGTAACGATGATTCTACTTGGGATATAGTACATCAGGTTTCGGGTCAGACTGCCTCAGATCTAAATGTTCTTGGGCGTAAACTTATGACTGGAGCAAATAAAGATAATTTTTACAAATACTGGGGACTTGTCATACAGGAAATTATAGAAACCACGACGAACATTTACACGGCAATTCAAGAACTTAAATACTTTGGTGAGAGGGAATTTGACGAGTTCCCAAATTTTGAGATGAATGACTACGAAGAAGGTGGGTTCAGAGTTTCGGGTGAGGGGAGAGAATATAATGAGAATGGTTTTCCTATATGGCGTGTTTTCAGGCGCGATGACCTACAGTGGATAACCGCAGATAATGATGGGTACCCTAATAATGACGGTGTATACTCACAATCAAATACGTCTGGTGTGCGTCTAGCATCTAACACCGATTATGGTAAATATATGAAACTTAAATGCCCTAGACAATTTGTCTTAAAAAATATGACTCTCAGAGACCACGACACGTATTACATTAAAGATTTTAAAATATACGGGTCAAACGATGATATTAATTGGACTGAAGTTTTATCGGTAACTGGTAGAACCGCGAGCGGTTTAGCATTTGGATCAAATCATGATGCTGACACAACTACAAAGGCCTATAACATGTTTGCCATGGTCATATCAAAGGTAAATGGTGGTACTACAGCTCGTATTCAAATATCTCAAATCAGATTTTTCGGTACACCTGTATCCGAAGTTCTCCACCTACCAGCCACCCCAGAGGTCCGTGTGGGTGGATCCTTCGATGGAAAGATTGCAAATTTTAGGGTCTACGATAAATACCTCCAACCCGAGGAAGTGGAGGAACTTTGGGATGCCCAAAAGGACCAGTTTGGTCTCGCCAAGTCTTCGGTGACCTTCTACAAAGGGAGGGTGGGGATAGGGACGACAGAGCCCAAGGGTGCACTAACAGTAGCAGATGAAACCATCGATTTCAGGGGAACTGGGGTGTTCCCCCCGGGTCCAATGGATTCCGAAAGCACCAAAATTCCTGGGCATGGTATATTTAAGGCGAGTGGGGGTGATTATTACGGTTCTGGTTATCCCCTCGAAATCCAGGGTGCTGATCAACGATACGCACCTTGGCAATTATTCCAATATACTACAGATAATGATGATGGAGATAATCAAAATGGAGGGGACTCGGATGCTTATTGGCACGGCAAACTTACATATGATTCCACCCCACCTTATGCAGCGAAGACAACCATTGCAAATGACCAAATTTCACCCAAAACCTTCGGTATACCTGGTGTAGGGATGTCTTACGGTAACTGGGTTGACCTTCACTGCCCCTATAAAGTTCGTGTGAATGAAATAGAAATAGCAAGGTACGGGGGCTCCGTAGACTCATTACCAGGTGCCGGTTATCTTCTTGGTTCGAATGATCAAGGAGAAACCTGGGAAATTATACACACATTTTCAGGGTGGACAGAGAGTGATTTTGATTTTGGGCGGTACTATGCCACGTTCCACTTCCCACTGGGTGAGGTGGGGTATAAGACCATTCGTTTACATGTGACACATCTCACCGGGGATGGTGAATACATACGTATGTCAGGTTTACGGTACAGGGGTGTAGCCGTGCCCACGGAAAAGGGTCATTCAACTCTCCATGACGGTGAATTACTTCTAACGAAATCCCTTAATGTACCCAGATTTGGACCATCACTGGGAAGCAATAAAGTTCCGAGTAGGGATACACTTCTTGTCGAATACGATACATCGATACCCATCCATGGGAGACTTGTCGATTATTGCGCCACTGATACTAGTGGAAATGGGTTGAATGCACAAATGTACAACGAAATGGTTTTTGATAACGCTGATATGTCATTTAGATTCATCAGTGAAGATGATTTTTTGGCGGTACAATTGAATCTTCTTTACACGAACCACATGCCGCGTCACATTGTTAGAGGTAATTTTCATCACACGATGTCAGTTTGGTTTTATGTGGAGGAATTTAGTCCGAACCCATGCATATTTCATTTAGGATCCTCGGCGACCACAGATGCTAAAAGTAGTTATATTGAAATTGCTAGTACCAACCAATTGAATTGGTATCTCGGTGACGGCTATATGCGATTTCCTCATGGATTTCAAATGCATAGGTGGTATCACATGGTAGCTGTGTATAATGGTGATACGGGTACAGACGGACGAAGAGTATGGATAGATGGAAAGGAGTTATTTACAGACTATATATCAAATGTGTTATTTGAAACGCCATTGGATATGACTGACATGAATCTCCACATCGGTAGGCAAATTGACGGAACTAACGATTATTATGGTAAAATGTCTAGTATACGAATGTACAGGTCTGCTCTAAACGAGGGTGAGGTGAAGCAACTGTACGATTTGGGGCGGAAAGGAACTGGGAACCAGGTAAATTTTGAGCATACAGCTGTAGCTATAGGGTCTCATCAACCAAGGGCACTTTTAGATGTTGCAGGAAGCGTGAGGGCGCAGGCAAATTTCCAAGACACCTTCACGGGGCAGCACTTTTGCGTCCCCGAGGGTCCCATGGGGGAGGGCCTCATCGTATCGGCTAATAAAAATCAGTACATCAAGATGAACGGTGGTCTCAGTACGGGGTCAGATGGGATTACCATCGACGAGTCCCTCCCAGTGGTAAGTCTATCTGGGGTCTCCCAAGATAAAAGCTGCTTTGGGGTGGTCTCCAAAATTGAAAAGAGTGGGAATAGTCGTATAGAAAACTTGGGTGGGTTAATTTCTGAAACACCCAAGGTGCGCGGTGACAATAGAGTTGTCGTGAACTCCCTAGGGGAGGGTGCCCTTTGGGTTATCAACACTGGGGGACCCCTAGAATCTGGTGACTACGTGACGACCTCTAACGTCGCAGGGTATGGTGAGAAACAAAGTGGCGAGTTTCTCGCAAACTATACGGTGGCCAAAGTCACGATGGACTGTGACTTCACGGGATCGAATGTGGCGGTTCGGGCCCCAAAGAAGGTCGAGACTTTGACGACGGTTACGGAGGATGTTTGGAGTAACCTCACAGCCTACAATAGGTCCTCTACGACGGAGATCCAATACATCAACGAGGAGAACGTGGTCCTCGATGAGGAACAGTGGTCTAAACTGACCACAGAGGAACAGAATACCTACTCCGACACCACATTGACTACATATTACCAAATTAAAAGGGGTGGAAACCTCCTAGATGAGAAGGGCTCAATCCAATGGGAAGATACAGACAGGATGAAACCGGGGTACAAGGTGAGGTACCTAGACGCTTCGGGTGTAGAGACCGATCAAGCCAATGTGGTATACACAGCGGCCTTTGTGGGGTGCACCTATCATTGTGGTTGAGTACAGAGTTTCTTTTCTTCCCCTATATTAAATGTCTCTAGAGGGCGTTCAAGGTTTTCTGGAAATTCCAAATGCATCTCTAAAGGTATCAGGGAACGTCCACGCAGATGGCCTCAAGTTGGGAGCGGTTGAATTGATTCCCTCCTACGACCTGGCCTCCGTCTCCAATGTCGGGAACACCACCACCCAAACGGTGCAGTTCACCAACCCCACGACCTCCCTAGTGGCCTCCTCCAACATCATGATGCTCAACACAGCCAACGCCCTCCAACAGGTTACCATGAGTGTCGGGGAGAATGCAGTACCCTACACGAAGCAGAGTCTGAAGATTTTTGAAGATAGTGCACTGGGTGTGACGCAGGCGTCGAACTACTACCTAGGAAAAGCTGTCACGGTGAGTGCGGATGGAACTATAGTTGCTTCGGTGGCTACCCATGATAACAATCCTGCGGGGGACAACGGTTCCGTCTTATTTTGGAAAAAAAATACGTTAGGGGAATGGTACGTGTATCAAATAAATCGGGATGCTACGAATCTATCCCCGAGTGGGCACTTGGGTAACTGGAATGGTTCTACCATGAGCATGTCTCGAGATGGTTCAACGCTTGTTATTGGATCACCTTATTCAGATGCGGTTGGCACAAACAGAGGAAGAGCATACGTTTATACACAAACCGCGGGGGTGTGGAATTTAGTCAAAGAATTATACGCCAGTGACGCGGCCGACAGCGACTTTTTCGGTTCAGGTACAAGTATTTCGAGTGATGGTTCTGTTATCGTCGTGGGAGCCGAGCGCAACCACGCTAATGGTCAAGCTGACCAGGGTGCTGCATACATTTACCATAAATCTGGGGGAACGTGGCCCTCTACACAATCACAAAAAATAACAATGGCAGAAAATGACGCTGATAGTTATTTTGGCATTTCTGTGGCTCTATCAGATGATGGGTACACATTGGTTGTTGGCTCGTCTCACCATGATAATGTGGCTACAAACGAAGGTGCTCTCTTTATATTTGAGAGGGGCTCTGGAACGTGGACACAAACCAAAAAAATGTGGGCATCGGATTTTGCAACAGGTGGCGACATGCTTTTAGGTCATAGTGTCGCAATATCCGGAGATGGAACTATTATTGTCGCGGGTGCATATGGTAATGACACCACGGGATCGAATAGGGGCGCTGTCTACATATATGTAAAATCTGGTGGTGTTTGGCCGACGACGGAGACCCAACTACTCCGAGATAACGATGCGAATAACGAAGACTATTTCGGTTGGCATGTATCCATGAGTCAAAGTGGGGATAGAATTATAGTTGGCGCGGAGAGGGACCATCATCCAAATATGGTCGGTGCTGGGGTAGATGGTGGTTCTATAGTGGTTTTTGACAGAATCAATGGCGTGTGGAACCAAACTAAAAAATTTTTTGGGGGAGGGAGGAACGGCGCTTCCTCCGAACTGGGTTTTAGTACAGCGTGTTCAAATGATGGGAATGTCTATGTTGGGGGCGCACCTCAGTCCGAAGTACAAGGAGGTGATTCCGGTCATATCATAATTTACGAAGAAAATGTATGGAAAGAACGCACTAAAACTTTAAACGTTGACGCAGCTCTCATTGCCCAAAACCCTGTATTTTTCAGTGCTACATGCTCGGCATATGAATTGAACGGTGGTCAGGTTATTCCTTGGGATATGGTGTTAATGAATCGCGGGGCTGGTTATGATCCCAATACGGGTGTATTTACAGCTCCGATTGCAGGATATTATTTTTTTATATATAGTACGATGGGGATCAATACGGCGGGTACATTAATGTTAACATTCCGTAAAAATCAAGTAAATTCGGGGAAATTTCACGCTTCATATAGCAATCCGACTGGTACTTATGACTCACAGTATAATCATCAAGCTAATAGTATTATAGTTGATTTAGAGGTTGGTGATACCCTAGATGTGTGGTTGACTGAAGGTAATTTTCATGAATATTATATGAAATATAATGGATTTTATTTATCCTCATAGAATATGAGTCTATTAAAAGTATTGGAAGAGCGGTATCCGGGTAGACCCTGGTGTCTTTGGACCCCCCGTTATGAAGATATTCAATGGAAGGACATACCGGAATCTGAGAGGATGACCAAGGAGGAGGTTGAGACGCGACTTAGGGAACTCCTCCATGAGAAGGCTTTCGATACACTTAGGGCTGAGAGGAACCGTCGCCTTGCCGAGTGTGATTACCTCTTTGTGGCGGACTACCCCCACCCCTCCCCAGAATCAAAGACGGCTTGGGCAACCTACCGCCAGGCCCTTAGGGACCTCCCAGCTACAGTCGTGGACCCAGAAAATCCGGTGTGGCCCACCCACATTTAATAACATGTAAATCATTTCTTACACTATATTAAATGTCCATACAAGGCAATAATGGATTTTTGGATTTGGAGAACGCCTCCCTCAGGGTGACTGGTAACGTCCACGCCGAAGGCTTCAAGGTTGGTTCGGTCCGGCTCCAGTCGGCCTACAGTCTTCAGTCTATCACGGGGGTAAGTAATGTCACCAACGATATGATTCAGTTCACCAACCCCACGAAGAGCTTTGACGCGACCTCGAACATCGAAGTTGGTAACGGAAATCTCTTTGTGAATACGACCACCTCCAATGTTGGTATAGGGACCAACATGCCCACCTCAACTCTAGATGTTCGAGGTGACGCGAGCGTCTCTGGGAACGTGAGCGTGGGTGAAGTCATCGGTTTGAGTTTTGGTAACATACCCACAATTAACTTTGACCAGGTCTCAAATGTTTCCCAAATTAAATCGAACTCCAACGTCGTCATGGAGTACCGCCGCTCCAAGAAGCTCATCAAGTACCCGAGGGTGGCTATGACTTCGGCTTCACAGGGTGGATATGTCGTAACGGTGAGTAGTGAAGAAGTAGGTTCCGAAGCGTGGCATGCTTTCGACGCGTCATTCGTCAAGTCAAATAACGATCATTTATGGACAAACTCCACAAGTGCGAATTATGGAGTCACTGATACCGC